GAGAGTTACCTTTGGTGGTAGTCGTAAAAAATAATTTTTTTGCATTACCTACCCGATGTAGCTTGGATTATTAACATAAGGAGAAAAAACAACTATGGCGAACGTAAGTGAAAAGTTTGGTCTAAGACCTTACAGAAAACTAGACGGGACACCTTTAGCTGGAGCTCAAAACAGATATACGATTGCAAGTGGCTATGCAACTGCAATATTCCAAGGAGATTTGGTTGAACCAAAAGGGACTGGAAATATTGAAAAGCATGGTGCTAACACATCTGATGCTGTTGTGGGCGTTTTCAATGGATGTTTCTATACAGATCCAACTACTCAAAAGCCAACTTTTAGCAACCACTATCCAGGCGGAATTGCTGCAAGTGACATCACTGCATTTGTCATTGATGATCCTGACGCAGTTTTCTTGGTAGATGCTGATGAGGCTTTCACTAGAGCAGATTTGTACAAGAACTATTCAGTGACAAACACTACTGGTGTAACACAAACAGGAATATCAAAAGCACAACTAGATGTAAGTGCATCTGGAACAGCGCAAACTTTTGTCATTCAGGCAATCGACATTTCGCAAGATCCAGATAACTCTGACACTAGTGTGTCTAATGCTAATGTTCTTGTTAGAATCAACAATCACTTCTACAGAAGTGGTACAGGTATAAGCTAATAAAGGAGAATAACTATGGCGATATCACGATCACAACTAGTTAAAGAACTAGAGCCAGGTTTGAATGCTTTATTCGGCCTGGAATACAGTAGATATGAAAATCAACATGCTGAAATTTATGCTACTGAAACATCAGACAGAGCTTTCGAAGAGGAAGTAATGTTAAGCGGTTTCGCTTCTGCACCAACTAAACAAGAAGGTGCTGGAGTTGTGTTCGATCAAGCAGGTGAAACTTTCACAGCTAGATACAACCACGAAACAATTGCTTTAGCATTTGCTATCACTGA